CGGAGATCAGCGGGGAGGAAAGCGTCATGTTCGCGGCGGAGAGCCCGCTGGGCAGCGTGGAGGAGATCGACGGCGCTCCGGCGCCGGACGTCACCAGCACGCCGTTGTTCGCTGTGGCGAGCCCGTTCACGGTGTTCGGCGCCGTGTAATAGGCCACCTGATTCGTCCCGCCGACTCCGATCGTGGATCCTCCGGACGACAGTTGGATGGTCGACCCGTTGATCCGGACGAAGATGCCCGCCGAGGTGGTCCAGAGATCGCCGTTGACCGGAGTGGTGGGCGCCGAGCCGTGCGGAAGATTGAAGCCCGCGGACACCGCGCTGGACGCGGCAGTCACGAGCGGCCCGCTCATGAAGTCGCCAGCGCGATTGACCGGCGTATAGCCCAGGACGTCTTGCTTGATCTCGAAGCAATATTGCCACTGAGCCGCCGTGAGGACGGCTCCGTTCGCGATATATGGGCACTGCGCGCCGGTGGGCGTCTGTCCCTTGACCGGGACGGAGGACGCCGCGAGGGCGATAGCAATTGCGAGAAGTTTTTTCACCGGTGTGCCCTCACTGAACGATCAGTTCTTTCACAACGCACGCACCACCCGAGCCATTGCCTCCCGAGTGGTTGGCGTTGCTGGCGCCCGCGGACGCACCGCTTCCACCGGCGCCGAAGCCGAGGCCTGGATTTCCGTTGCTCCCGGCCGTCGTCTGCCCGAAGGCCAGGGAGAGGCCGCCGCCGCCGCCATTGAGCCCCGCGCCGCCGGCGCCGGATGTCGCCTGCGTTTGCGGCGCCGATGTCAGGTTGAAGATCCACGCCGTCCCGCCGTTTGCCCCTGGCGTTGCCACCGAGCCGCCCGAGCCGCCCGAGCCGCCGTTTCCTCCGATCTGAGAGGTGAGGCTCGGCGACACCACCGCCGCCGGCGCGATGCCACCCTGACCGCCCGCCGCGTTGATCGAGAGGAACGAGGTTGTGGCACCACTGTTGCCGTTACCGCCGGAGACGCCGGTGCCGCCGGAGCCGATCGTCACGGACACGGTGGGGAACAGTTGGCTCGCCGTGAACGTCCCCTCCCTGATCTCTCCGCCGCCGCCGCCGGACCCTGCCGCGTAAGCCGTCGAGCTCGTTGTCACCGATCCGCCGCCAGCTCCGCCGCCGCCGATGCAGGAGACGTCCGCCGAGATCGTCCCCGAGGACGGGGTATAGGTGCCGGTCGCCGAAATCGTGACGATGTTGAACCGCGTCGTTGCAATGGTGTTCGCCTCGAAAAAGGTCCCATCGAACGTCGCGGAGTAAATCTGGCCCGGTTGCAACTCGCCGCCGGTCATGGCGACCAGGCCATTGACGGTCCGCTTCAACAGCGCGATCGGCGACCCCAGGCCGTTCACCCAGAACGTCGCGCTGCCGGTGTTCGCGGTCAACACGCTGAACTGGATCGGGACACCAGACAGGTTCGTGTTCCACCCGATGATGGAGACGCGGATATCGTTCGCGGTCGGCTGCGTGGCGGTGCCGGCGAACGTGCTCCCGATCGTGGTGAGGTAGAGATCCTTCCAGTTCGCCCCGCCGGTGTCCGGATTGCTGGCATTGTTGTCGACCGTCGACAGCCAGAAATGCCCCGGGTTGGTAGCGGACTGGATCAGGGAGTTCGACGGATAGCCTCCGATCGCTGACTGGAACGTCGGATCGTAGAAGATCGGGGCGCCGGCATTGTACCAGCGGGTCCATTGCGAGAGCTGGCACAGAACTCCGTTGAAATCCTGCCCCGAGGGCGGGATGCCGCCGCCGGCGATGGGAAGGAAATTCAGCGGCGGGAAACCGTCCGTCCATGATGCGCGGCCGGGCGTGATCGAGATCTGCGAAGGGATCGGCATTGGGCACGTCGAATTTCCGCCTGGTGCGGATTGTGCCCATGTCGTCGGAACCTTTGTCGGGCTCGCGGCATCGGTCAAGGCGAACGCCGGCGCGGCCAGCCAGAGGAGAGCAAAGAGCGCGCTGATCAGGTTTTTCATGTCGGGGGCGCTACCAGAATGATGATCGCCACTCCGGACGTCCTCGGGAGGATGCCGGAATTCTGAACGATCGCGAGTTGAACCGGCGTAAGCGGGAACTTGAACGTGTAGGTCATCGTGAGAGGACCATCGGCAATATAGCATGCCCCCAACCCGGGGAACAAATTCAAGAGCAACTGATTGATCGCCGGAATCGAGCCGTCGCAGATGTTGGCCAAGGCCTTTGTCAGCAGCACCTGACGGTACTGCGGATCTGGAAGGGTGAAGTTGCCGGTCAGCTGCTGGCCCTGGAAAAATGGGGCCTGCCCGAACGGAGTCAGAATCGCCGGTGTGCCGGCTTCGTTGAACCCGAGGTAAGGACCGCTGCTGATCGACTGCTGAACCGTCCTCGGTGCCCCCAGGATGCGGCCCCACACGTCAAGGCCATATCCCTGCGCCGTGTCGATGTTCCACATCGTGTCATAGAACTGATCGAGATCGCGCGTCGGGTCTACATACTGGCCCATGTTGGTGCATAGCTGCGTGATGATCGGAGAATTGGCGAACTCCGAAATGATCGTCTGCCACACGTCGAACGGCGGGATCGTGCCGATGGGCGACGCGCCGATCTCGAAGCTGCCGATGGCGTTCGACCCAGAAGCCGGATTTGGATGCGGATAGGGCGGACCGCTCATGTTGCCGTCACCACCACGTTCGCCAGAGAGATCGCCGGCTCTTGGTTGAGATTGACCGAAATGAAGTTCTGATCTGCCGCCGTGCTCGTGATCGAAACGCCGCACGTCACCGCAGCAGCGGACGCCGTAGTGTCCACGCTGGTCGAATAGACGCCGGCGCCTCCGGATGTCCCGGAGACCTGACTGGTGATCGTGGTCCCGGTCGGGACGCCCGTGCCGGCGATCACGTCTCCGATCCCGATCTGGCCGGTGACGGCAGACGCCGTGATCTGGTTCAGCGCGGTCCGCGTGCCGGTGAACGTCGCGCCGGCAAGCGTGAGCGTATTCGTCAGATTGTACGTGCCGGTGCCGCCGGTGCCGGTGCCCAGGGACGCGATTTGCGTGCCGACAGTGAAGCCGTTCAGAGAGTCGAAGCCGGACAGAAACTGCCCGACAGCCAGCGTTCCCGACGTCACGGCCGTGACCGTGAGAGTCGTTCCGCTCACGCTTCCGACCACCACCGCACCGGGAGTGTTGTTCGATCCGCAGAAGATCGTCTTGACCTGAACCCACGAACCGAGAGCGGTCAGGACCGCTCCGTATTGGTTCGCATAGATCAACGACGCGATGCGGGCTCGAGGCGGCGAAGGCGTGTTCGTGAGCGCCGCCGTCGTCATGTTTGTGGAGTTGACGGTTTGTGCCGTGTTGACCGCATACGTGCCGGCGTTGCCCGCGCCGGAAATCAGGCCGGTAACCTGCGTCCCGGGGACGACGCCAGGACCGGACACCGTTTGCCCGACCGCGATTGTGCCCGAGCTCACCGCCGTGACGATCATGGTGTTCGCCGAGATCGACGCGGTGAAGCTGGCGCCGGTATTCGCGCCGTTGAAGGCGTTGACGATCGCCTGCTGGATCAATGTCGCGGCGTTCGCCGGCACGGATGCGGTGTTCGCAATGTTGACCGCGAAGTAGACCTGAAGCGTGGATGGCGTCTGCCACGTGATCGTGTACGTCGGCGCCTGGCCCGGGGAATACAGCGGGTTCGGGTCCGTCACGACAAACGAATTGTTGCCGGAATACAGGGGGATGCCCGGCGGCTTCTTCTTCCAGATTGCCGCCGCGATGTCCGCGGCCGCTCCGCCGGTCACCGCCACATAGAGCCCGTTGGCTGGGATCGTCACGCCTCCGATCGTCACCGGACCATTCGTCGGATTGTCCGTCACGTAGGCATCAAGCACGCCCGCGGTGTTGAAGAGATTCCCCAGGATCGACGTGTTCGAGTTCACTGCGTTCGCAGCCACGGACTGTTGGCGCCGCAGCTCAAGCTGCTGCGAGGTCTCCGTGGCGGTGCCCTGGACGCCCGAGACCACGGAAACTGTGTCCCAGCCCGGGATGGACTGATAGATCGTGACGCTGGTCGGGACCGGCGTCGGGCCCGGCGTGATCGCGGCGAAGGAGAGCGTGACGGAGCCGCCGCCGGCGGGGAGCGTCCCGGCCTGCGTGCACTGGTAAAGGTTGCCGTTGGCGTCCTTTACGGTGCCGAAGGAGAGCGGCCCGGCCGGGATCGTCACGCCGGCGCCGGTGCATAGGATCTGGAGCGTGGTCGGCTGCGCAGCCTTGCGGGTGATGAAGTTGATCCGCGCGATTGCATCCTGCATCCGACCCTGCGAATAGGTCGGGTCAATCTGCGTCGCATAATAGACCAGCGTCTGATAGGCGTTGTTGACCACGGCCGCCGTGGTTGACGTGAGCTGACTCTCCGGGTTGCTCCCGTTGAAGCTGAACGTGACGTTGAACGCCACGTTGTAATCCTGTTGGACGCCCGCCAGGATCGCCGGGCCGGAAGGCGCAACCGGCCCCTGCAAGGTCCAAGATATGGCCGGCACATTTGTGGTACCCGCGTTCGCCATGTCTACCCTGCCCCCTGCGGGTTCTGGACGGTGAAGTTCGACGCGCCCGCGACGCCGGTGCCGCTGATCACCTGAACCTGCCCGGTGACCGCGCGGGTGGCGTCAAATGACGAAATGAAGACCTGGGCGGACGCCACATTATCGACGGTCAGCGCAGCGGTCACGAGGTACTGTTTCAGCAGCGCGAGCGGCGGATTTTGCCCCAGGATCTTCGAGAGGTACGGGACGCCCTTCGTGGTGTCCCACCAATACTCGCCGAGGAAAAGCCGGATCGCGCACGCCGCACCTTGCGACTCCGGCGTGATCGGAAGCGTGGCGCCGCTGGCGAGCAGCGCGGAGGAGGGCTCGGAAAGAAGCGCGATGTTGTTGTTGGCGTTGAGCGTGAGATCCCACGTCGCCGGATTGAGCTGGAGCGTAGCGGCCATGGCTCAGCTCCCCGGCGTCGGCGCGCCGGAGGTCCCGACGCCCGTCGTGACGCCCGTATGGGTGTGCGTCTGGACGCTGACCTGATCGGCGCCGCCGAAGCCCGCCGTGATCGCTCCCGTTGCCTGGATCGGTCCGTTCACCTTGAAGGGCTTCCCGCTCGCCGGCGTCACCGTGACCCCGTTCGAGTCGCCTTGTAACACGTTCCCCGGCTTGTCGGTCAGCACCCACGTCCCGTCCGGCTTCAGCCACAGCGTTGCCGCCGGCGTGGCGTTGAAGACGCCCCCCACATAGACGCCGTCCGAATAGCTGTATTGCCGGCCGGAGCCGGGGTTCTGCTGCTGGGTGACACCGTTCGAAAGGTTCGAGGTGTCGCGCGCCGCAGAGATCAGGATCCCGACGTCGCCCGCTGCCGGGTCGCAGACGATCGCCCAGGGCCCGCCCTGCGGCCGCACGTACGACACGCCGTAGACGATACCCTGCTTGACCTGGTTGCCGTCACCGTCAAGCAGGCTGATCAGCAGTTGCACGTCGACGGTGCCCGGCGCCGGCGGCGAGCCGGAGCCGGCGTGCACGGTTTTGACTTGGACCGGGATCATGGTCTCCATCTGGGCCATGATCTGCCGCACCATGAAGATGATCGCGGTCGCTTCTGAGTTCGAATCGAACGGGGTTTGCTGACCGGCGCCGATCTGCGTGCTGTCTGCCGTCCCTGACATGAGACCTCACGACGGTGGGATGATCGAGCGGGCGTAATTCGGATTGTAGGCGTAGACCGACGACATCCATTGACCGTTCGGCAAGTTTGCCTCGAGGTCAAGGTCCAGCTTGTTCACCGCCCATTGCGTCGGGAACGTCGTCGTGTTGCCGGTGGCGTTCGCCTGGTTCGGCTGCGCCGCGGCGATCGCGCCGAGCAAGCTGCTCCGCACCTGCACGAGGCCTCCGAAGGCGATCTGCGGGTTGAAGAGCGTCTTCACGATGATGCCCTGCTGCGTGAAGGCCGGATACCGGTCTCGGGAGAGATCACCACCGGCGAAGGCGTGTCGCGATTGCCTCCCTTCGGCCAGATCGCAAGCACATTGCCGTTGACGATGCCCCACGAGATCCCCGCAGCGCGCGCGCATTTGTCCGCCTGAACCTTCGCACCTCCGGTGAAGTAGGCGTTCTTCAGCGTTTGGGTGACGCCGTTGTTTTCGAATCCCAGGTTCATCTGCCGGGCGAAGCCAGCCATCATGTCGGCGGCCTTCTGCTGGCCCTGGAAACTGGACGGCGGGACATTTGATGTGGCGTCCGAGGCGCCGGACAGGCACTCGAAGATGAAGGGGACGTCCGGCTGATTGGAGTAATCGCCATAGGCGGCCCAGATCGTCCCGGAAAACACGGTGGAGAGCTGGGGGACGCCGTTTACGATCTGGCCGGCGGTGATCGTCAGCGTGTTCTTCGGCACGAGATTGAACACGAGCCCAAGCGTGGAGAGCTGGTTCATGAGGCTCGGCGACATGCCCCACACCTTGACCCGCGCGCGGCCGTCGACCGGAGAGCCCGAATTTTCGATGTGTGCGGAAACGCGGTGGCCGATCAGGTCGACCTGATTTGTCCCGTCCGCACCGGAGACGCCGGTGCCCTGGAACGTGCTGGGCTGGTTGGTCTGCGTGTTCTGCGCGAGTTGGACGGAGACCTGAACGACTCG